CAATGGCTCTTTTCAATAAGGATTGTTTACGCAAGATTGCTATTGACCGCAAAATGCTTGGTCAGTTCGCTATTCAGGTACACTACAACGACAAGCACGATAGAATCCTAAAGGCTTTCCATATGCCTGTCAATTTGTTGCGAGCTGAGAAGTGTAATAAAGACGGAGAAATCGAAGCCTACTACTATTCAGACGATTGGACTGACGTAAAGAAATACCCACCTACAAGAATCCCTGCTTACGGATATTCTAAAGATAAGATTGAGATTCTATTTTCAAAGCCTTACGCAGTAGGAATGAAATATTACGCTTATCCTGACTATCAAGGTGCAGTTCCTTACGCACTATTAGAAGAGGAGATAGCTGATTACCTAATCAACGAGGTTCAAAACGGATTCTCAGGTACTAAAGTGGTCAACTTTAACAACGGAGTGCCTACTGAAGAGCAGCAATCTATCATCACAAACAAAGTTTTGGGTAAGTTGACTGGCTCTAAAGGTCAAAAAGTCATCGTAGCGTTCAACGACAATATGGACACTAAAACAACAGTAGACGATTTACCATTAAACGATGCTCCTGAACACTACACATATTTAAGTGAGGAGTGTATGCGTAAGATTATGCTTGGACACAACGTTACATCTCCGTTACTTTTTGGTATTGCAGGAGCTAACGGATTCTCGTCTAACGCTGATGAGCTTCAAAACTCATTTATCTTGTTCAACAATATGGTCATTAAGCCGCTTCAGGACGAAATACTTGAAGCCTTAGACACTATCTTATCTTACAACGGCATATCCCTCAACTTATTCTTTAAGACGCTTAAACCGCTTGAATTTACGGATTTGGAAAACGCACAAAACCAAGAGCAAGTAGCAGAGGAGACAGGAACGGAACTATCAAAACAAGAATCCTTAGACAATGAGGTTGCTCAATCACTTATAGACTTAGGAGAAGAGCCTAATGAAAATTGGCTTTTAATAGACGAATTTGAAGTGGACTACGACCAAGAAGATGCAATTGACTTAGAGATTGAAAATGCTAACAAATCAAAACAATCTTTACTATCTAAAGTGTACAATTTTGTAAGCACTGGCACTGCAAACCCACGAGCTAAATCAGAACAAGATAAAGTAGTTAATGGATTTAAGTTCATTACTCGTTACCGATACGACGGAAACATTAAAGATAATACACGTCAGTTTTGTAGAAAGATGGTCACTGCAAATAAGGTTTATCGCAAAGAAGATATTGAGAGAATGAGCAAGCAAGCCGTAAACGCTGGCTGGGGCCCGAGAGGAGCTGCTACATACGACATTTTTTTATACAAAGGTGGTGGTGCTTGTCATCATAAATGGATGAGACAAACATTTGTTGCGTTTGAAGAAGGGCTTGGAATAGACCCATTGAGTCCTAAGGCAAAAACTATAAGTACCAACAAAGCAGAAAAGGCAGGTTATAGAGTAAGAAATCCTCAGCAAGTTGCGATGCGACCCATAGATATGCCAAATCAAGGCTTTTTACCAACGAATAAAAGATTTAATTAATGGCAACTGCACTACTCATAACACGAGACGATTTAGTTAGGTTTACTGCCGTTAATGGCAACGTAGACACGGACAAGTTTATTCAGTTCGTCAAAATCGCTCAAGACATTCACATACAAAACTACTTAGGCACTAAGTTGCTTCAGAAGATTCAAGCGGATATTATTGCAAATACGCTTTCAGGTAACTACGAGCTGCTTACTGAGACCTACGTTAAGCCTATGTTGATACATTGGGCTATGGTGGAATACTTACCCTTCGCAGCATATACAATAGCTAACAAAGGAGTTTACAAACACTCATCTGAGAACTCTGAGAACGTAGAGAAAAACGAAGTAGACTTTTTGATTGAAAAGGAACGTCAGATTGCTCAGCACTACACAGAGAGATTCATTGATTACATCGTATTTAACAATGCATTGTTTCCTGAGTACACTACAAACACTAACGGGGATATGTATCCTGACACTCAAAACAACTACACTGGCTGGTATATATGAAAACACGAACTAAGGTAGGAACTTACAAACCAAAACAAGAAAACATTGAGAAGCTCCGTGTTTTTCTAACTAAAATAAACAAAGATGTCAAATAACATAAGCTGGGGAAAAATATACGAATCAACGTGGTGGGGAGACCAAATCAACACCGCAGATTCTTTGTATGATTACGCTACACCTACCTTTAATGCACCTTTTGAACTTGAGTTAAGAGTAGCCTCAGAGGGTGGAGTATTGGAATCGTCTTTCTGTATGTCTTTAACCATTTTAAACCTTTCTCAAATATGAGCCTATTAGATACTGCCTCTTTAATTGTAACACCAAACGGATATAAAGAGGGCAAACTTTATTCCGTTATTCCGTCCGATGGTTCTGGCGATATGTCAGTAACACGAGCGACCACAGCAACACGAGTTAACTCTGCGGGATTGGTGGAATTAGTGCCTTATAATCGTTTTCAATATTCAGAGGACTTTACCAATGCTATTTGGTCAAAAGTAAATACAACTATTACAAGTGGTCAAACTGACCCTTTTGGAACTTCAAACGCATCAAGGTATTTAAACACTGCAAATGGTGGCTTTATATTACAAAGTGGCGGACTTGTTATAAATGAGGTGCAAACTATTTCTGCTTGGGTTAAGTCCAATACTGGCAGTTCACAGACTTTTATATTTATGGCCAATAGTGGTGCGGAGCAATCCCCAACGCTTACAGCTACAAATCAATGGCAAAGAGTAACTTGGACTTTTACAAGTTCAGCAAATAATAATGTAATTTTATTTTACAATCCATCCGCAAGTTTGGATTTATTAATTTACGGAACACAACTTGTCGAAGGCTCAACCGCTAAAGACTACCAAAAAACGGAAACAAGACTTAACATTCCAAGACTTGACTACTCAAACGGTACTTGTCCAAGTTTGTTAGTAGAACCGCAAAGGACTAACCTACTCACTTATAGTTCGTCTTTTGATAACGCAGCGTGGACTAAAGTACAAACAACAACTTCTGCTAATGTAGCAGTTTCGCCAAGCGGCATTCAAGATGCGGACAAGTTAATTCCAAATACAACAAGTAATATACACTACTCATTTCAAAATATTTCAGATACTATTGCTCCTTGGACATTTTCAGTTTATGCAAAAGCGGATGGATATAATAGGATTATTTTAAACGCATATAACACAAATTTTGTAGGTTTTAATTTAACTACTGGAACTATTGAAAGTACATTAGGAATTGGTGTAACAAGTGCAAATATTGAAGACGCTGGCAATGGTTGGTATCGATGCTCAATAACAAGCACTTCAACTTCATCTGGAGTTGCTATGACTATGTCAGTTTTCAATGCAGCTTATACAAATGGAAATGTAAACCCTATTTTTTCGGGAAATGGAACAGATGGTGTTCTTGTTTGGGGAGCACAATTTGAAAGCGGAAGCTACCCAACTTCATACATACCTACAACATCAGCAAGTGTAACACGCAATGCTGACGTAATTAGTAAGACTGGTATAAGTTCGCTTATAGGACAAACAGAGGGGACTTTGTTTGTGGACTTTATAGCTGAGGGATTTGCAGATTTCGGAACACCGCTTTGTATTAACGATGGCAGTACAGCAAATTCCATTTGGATTACGACTTTTGGTAATGGTGATATAAGAGGCGAAGTATTTGGGTCAAGTAATGTTCAAGCAACATTCACTTATTCGGGTGGTGTAGTTGGTCAAAGATACAAACTCGCTTTAGTTTATAAGGCTAACGATTTCGCTATGTATGTCAATGGAAACCTAATTGGAACAGATTTAAGTGGAACGCTACCAATCAATTTAAGTAGAGTTGACTTTGATTATGCAAACGCATCTTTATTTGTTAAGTCAGCACTTGAAATTAACGCAGCAGCCCTTTGGCAAACAAGATTAGACAACGCAACTTTAGCACAACTTACAACGATATGACAAACATATATAAACTGACTTATTCAGACAAATCGGCAGCAATTTCCGACCTTTACGCAAAAGGAATACTAATCGAGGTCGATGGCATTGACGGAGAAAAACACGAAGCATACGGAAGCGGAGTTCAAGCAGTTGTCGAAATCGGTCTCATCCTATTGACCCCTCCCGTAATGGAAGGTATGGAAGTAATCGAACAACCTATCTACGCAGAAGGCTATCACTACGACGTTATGTCTTCAGAGCTTTACGACTTCGGTGCAAACTTAGTAGAACCTAAGGACCCTAAACACGCTTTTGCTGGACACGCAGTTACTGAGGAATTTCCATACAATCCAATTTTAGGAGATGAGGCATAGGGACGCAATAGGTTCGATGTACTTCGTTTGTGGTTATGCTACTTGTATGGCTTTAATCTGGGAGGGGGAACATCTATACCAAAAGTTCTTAGCTGCTGCCTATGGCTTTTATCTAACGTGGCACATTGTTAATCAATATGAAAACTAAATCTCTTTTACTTGTATCTATGTTGAGCGTGTTAGCTCCCGTTAAGCCAATGGTGCTTTTAGCCGTATTGACTATTATCCTTGATATGGCTTTTGGCATTTGGAGAAGTGTACGCAAAAACGGATGGGCATCAATACGCTCCCGTAGGTTATCTAATACCATTTCTAAGAGCCTTTTATATAGCGGTGCGATAGTATTTATCTTTTTGCTTGAAAAGTTTGTCTTAGCCGATTTATTAGCTTATTTCATTTCCGTTGATTTATTGATGACTAAAGCGTTTACTGCGTTCTGCGTATTTACGGAAGTTAAGAGCATCAACGAGAACTATTTTTCAGTTACAGGAATTAACGTTTGGGATAAATTCATCGGATTCGTTAAGCGAGGAAAAGAGCAATTAGAAGAATTAAAATGATAACGACCGCACAAGCCATAGCAAAATACGGACAACCTAACGAAAGAGGAACGTATTTAAAGACTATCAATTTACCTTACCCGATGCGCATTGCTTGGGACTTAAACGTAAAAGTAAATAAGATGCGTTGCCACAAGAACGTAGCTGATGCGTTTTTAAGCGTGTTTAACGAACTTTTAGAGGTCTACGGATATGAACGTATTGTTGAGTTAGGGATAGACCTTTTCGGGGGATGTTTTAACTTTCGCAAAATGCGAGGTGGCTCATCTTGGAGCAAACACAGCTGGGGTATTGCAATTGATTTAGACCCTGCAAGAAACAAACTAAAAGAAACAAGTAGAACGGCTCGTTTTGCTCGTCCTGAATATAAGGATATGATTGACATCTTTTATAAACACGGATTTATTTCATTAGGTAGAGAAAAGAACTATGACTGGATGCACTTTGAGTATGCGAAATAAACTAATTTTGTCGCTTTTATTGGCGATATTTGCGACATCTTGTAGTGTAAATTACCACATCCGTAAGGCAATCAAGAAAGGTTACCGATGCGAGGAGATTGCAGACACGTTTGTAATAAATTCAATTGACTCAATTCCTTACGTTTTAAGAGACTCAATTTATTGGGAAAGGGTATTAGTCCAAAAAGATACGATAGTGCGTTACAAGCGTTCTTTTGTGCCTAAAACGAGGCTTGAAACACGAATTGAATATAAGTTAAAACGAGATACCCTACGAATGATTGAAAAAGTGGAGGTTGTTAAGTGGAAAACGGAGAAGAATAAAAACAAGAAACCGAATCTTTGGTTGTTTATCATAGGCTTTGTTGCAGGATTTGCTGCTAAATGGCTTATGAAATTCGCTAAATACACACTATGAGGAAAAACAATCGCTATCGCTTGAAGCACGATGAGGTAGAAATCATCGAACAATACAGAGCGATAAAAGAGGAGTCCAACGGAATGGGCTTAAACGATGCTGACGTAAAACACGGATGGCTAAAATCTAAGAAGGCTTCTTTATTCTTTAAGAATCCAAACTACAAACCTGAAGAGGAGCAGAACTACGAGAAAATCCGTGAGTCTATATTATCTGAGATTAAAAATCACGCTCCTAAATACCCTACGATAACACGGAATCTATCAACGGACGGACATCTCTTAGTCATAGACCCTGCTGACATCCACATAGGTAAGCTCTGCGATGCTTTTGAAGTAGGAGAGACATATAACAATCAAATAGCAGTACAACGTGTCTTAGAGGGCGTTCAAGGCATTTTAGACAAAGCAAGCGGATTCAAGATAGACAAGATTCTATTTATAGGTGGCAACGACATTCTGCACATTGATACTCCAAGACGAACTACAACCTCAGGAACTCCACAAGACACGGACGGAATGTGGTACACTAATTTCTTAATTGCTAAAAAACTTTATGTTGAAATTCTCGAACTTCTTATCGGGGTGGCTGACGTACATTTTACTTTCAATCCCTCTAATCACGATTATACACACGGCTTTTTTCTTGCTGACGTTATTCAAACTTGGTTTAAAGACTCTAAGAACATTACTTTTGACTGCTCTATTGCACATCGAAAAGGCTTCCAATACGGAAAGAACCTTATCGGCACGACTCACGGAGATGGAGCGAAACACCAAGACCTACCTTTATTGATGGCTACGGAGTTTCCTGTTGAGTGGAGTCAAACTAAACATCGCTACGTTTATACGCATCACGTTCACCACAAAACATCGAAAGATTACATTGGAGTAACCGTTGAATCATTACGCTCACCTTCAGGCACGGACTCTTGGCATCACCGCAATGGCTATACTGGAGTTCCTAAAGCAGTTGAAGGCTTTATCCATCACAAAGAATTTGGGCAGGTTGCACGCTTGACACATATTTTTTAGTATATTTGCTGACCTAACCATTACTCCATAGCGTAAAGAGCCTCCTTAATTGGGGGCTTTTTTGTTAATTATACTATACCTAATCGGGTATATTCCGACTAAATGCACATTATAATGCACCTTTTAGGGTACGTTATGTCACAAAGTAAGGGTAAAACCTGATGACCTTGACCTATAATTGCACAAAACTTGACCGATAATTAATTATTTGTAAAAAAACTTTGCGTCTGAAACCCTTGTAAAATAAAGGAATCTAAAAAAACTTTAAAAAAAATGTAACTTTTTTGTTGATAATTACGAAAGAGTATCTATATTTGCATATAACAAAACACAAACGCTATGACAAAAGACGAAATTTTAGAATTAATCCGCAATGAAGAAG